GAGCTGGAGAAGTTTGTGCATCAGATGGTCATTGTCTATAAAAAGCACGTAATGATTATGCAGGGCGAACACTAATGGCTGATGTTAAATGGATCAAAATCGTCACGGATATTTTTGACGATGAAAAAATGTATGCGATTGAAACGCTGCCAGATGGCATAACGATGGAAGTTGTGTGGTTTAAGCTGCTTTGTCTTGCCGGAAAATGCAATAACAGCGGAGCACTTATTATCAACGACAAACTGGCGTATACAGATGAAATGCTCTCCAAAATATTTCGTCTTGAGATAGGCGTTGTTCAACGAGCATTGGATGTCTTCCAAAAACTGGAGATGATCGAATTAGTTGACAATGCATATATGATTTCGAACTGGACGAAGTATCAGAACAACGACCGCCTTGAAGAGATTAAGGAGAAGAACAGAGATCGCCAAAGACGTTTCCGAGAGCGTCAAAAGTTGGCTATCGAAGACAAAAGTAACGCAAAAACCGTTACAAATAACGTAACAAGTAACGTTACAAATAACGTTAATTGCTCTTATTCTTATTCTAATAATTCTAATTATAAAAACCTAATATATATATTAAATAATAATATATATAAAGATACTAGTTATTTTAAAGATAATATAGATCTATTTAATAGTATTAAAGAATGGATGAATTATAAAGATAACAAAAAACCTAAATCTAATAATCATTATGATACTGAAATGGGTATATGTAAGCTATTAAGTAAGATCATTAAATACTCTAAAGAATACGGAGTACAGGAAGTAATAGATACCATTGATGAAAGCATAAGCAATAATTACCAGGGCATTGTCTGGAGCAAACTTGAAAGTGGCAAGGCAAAACCGAAAAAGGAAGCGTTCAACATTGAGGAGTGGAATTAATGACGAGGGAAGAATGGAAGCAAGGTGCAATATTTTTAAAAACGGTTTATCCGAGGAGCGATTTTTTAAACAGCGAAGCAGCGGTGAATATCTGGTATAGCATGCTTGAGGATCTGGACGGAACACTTGTCGAAGAGTCAATAAAGAAGTATGCGATGGCATCGCAGTTCCCACCTACAGTTGCCGATATTCGTAAAGGTTGCGAAAACATTCTGGATAAAGAAGCAAGGCTTCGGGGCGAAATGCGAGAGATATTTATGTTTGCCAAGGGGGTGTATCCGGCATCCAGAGTCGAAAAGCACACTATGGATTATTGGAATAAATTGACAGCCGGGGCAACGTGGGAAGAGCGAGTAGAAAAATCAAAAGTGCTTCGAACGGAAATCGCCACATTTGTGCGAGATGCTGAGATAAACGGTGAGATAAACGAAATACCAACATTCAACGATTATCTGAGGGGACTTGCTGAAGATGATTGAAGCAACATATGGAGCAGAATTAAATGTCATAGGGTCAATCATACTACGGAATGACTGCATTGACGAGATACCGTTTCTCACTCCAGAAATGTTCAGAACAGAACACTTGGGCAGAATGTACTCCGTATGTCAGAAACTGATTCGACAAGGGCAAATTGCAGACATACAGAGCATACTTGAGAATGTGGTAGATGATGTTTATCCGCTTGCAGCTGCCGAAGGTGATCTGGCTGAATGTATGAAAAATACGGCAACGTCAGTTACTGTGAAACGATATGCCAGAACCGTGTTCAATGAATACAGGAGTCGGGTCTTCCGGCAAGCGTTGACACGAATCACATGCAACGCCAAGAACCTGGATGCGGAAATACAAGACTTGTCGGAAGTTCTTGACAGCATACGAATGACGGGTGATGCCAATGGGAAAACACTGGCGCAGATCACTAAAGAGAACAAGGACAATTACTTCAAGGAGATCGACAAGCCACGGGTAATGCTTGGTCTGCCGACACTGGATGACATCCTTGGCGGTCTGGAAGGTGGGGACTTGATCCTGATAGGCGCAAGACCAGCGGTCGGAAAAAGCGCATTTGCCACACAGATTACAAGCCACTTTGCGGAACTAGGGAAAAAGGTCGGATATTTCAATCTGGAGATGCAAGAGAAGCAAGTGTACGAACGATTTGTAGCATCCAGAAGCGGAATCGAATTGACAAGGATCAGACGAGCAATAGCCTACCAGAATGACGAAGAAAAGCGTTTTCGTGAAGCAAACGAATATCTGGAAAAGCAAGACCAGATAGTCATATCGACAGGCAGTAAGCGGATAAGCGACATCAGAGCAGATGCGAAGCGACAAGGATATGACGTGATCATTATTGACTACATGCAGCTTGTAAAGCCGGACAGGACATATGGGGCAAACAGATATGCAGAGGTAGGTGCTATCAGCCACGCTGTCAAGGCATTGGCGATGGAAATGAACATTCCTGTGATTGGACTCTGCCAGTTGAACCGAGTGTCCGAAGCAAGAGAAGACCGTGAGCCTACAATGGCTGAACTGAGGGAGTCGGGGGACTTTGAACAAGACGCTTCCGTCATTATGCTTCTCTGGAATACCGACAAGGATGATCGCTCAAAGAAATGCATCAAGGTGGACAAGTCCAGACAGGGAAAAACAGGCAAGGTGGATCTGGAATTTGACGGAGACACGATGAGGTTTACGGAGTACGACAAGTTCCGTCCGGCGAAAGATTATGAGGTTGTATTTGACTAGCGGCATATGTAGAAGCCTTGAGAGTCATGTAGACGGACGAAACGACATTTAGCGGAGAGTTTTATACCTAAGAGCCAAAACCGCCTGTATGACGCTGAAATTTAACCAAGCGAGGTTGCCATGAAAAACGATAGTGGATGTTGCGGATGCTGTGTACTGTTTTTTATACCAATAGGAATTTTGTTTTTGCTGATAGGGGGATGCTGAAGTGACGCTTGATGAGATGGTGAAGTTATCTGAAAGAGCCAACAAGGTTAAAGACAGTATTGGCGAATGGGAGTTGACAGATCAAGTAAAATTTTTATCCGCACTGGCAGAATATCTGGAAGAGATCGAGCCAATTATTAACAAATACGATCCTAATAAACCGAAAAAATTTATATTCAAGAGGTTGGATGAATCATGACGATTAAAGAACTTGTGGAGAAAAGAAACAAATTAAGCGAATTGACAAAGAGCATCGGAATATCACTTGCTATTGCGCCCAACCTGGACAAACCAATCACGATGACGGCAGGGCAAGCAGCTGACATCCAACAGATGCTTTGCGAATACAAAGACTATCTGGATGGATTTATGGAGAATGAGGTATGGGGAGCATAAGGCAAGATCAAAAAGAATATGCCAGTAAGTTTATGTCAGAGTTCTGGAACGATCTTGTAAAGCCTTATTATAACCCAGAGACGGGTGATGACTATTGGGATGCGACATACAAGAAACTTGACGATATGTCCAAGAAATACTGCACGAATGATGAGCGTCTGTTCCGCATATTGATGGGTTTCTGGGAAGGACTTGAAAGAGAGGTAAGACGTGAGTAAGACATATAAGTATACCCTGGTTGATGGCGATTCATGTTGGAAAGTCAACGTCAAAGGACGCTGGAAACCATATATAGCAACAAATTATCCAGACGCACGACAGATGCAGCTGCGGATTTTCACTCAGACAGGCAAGCTGTTCGATATTTACAGGGATGGAGAGAAGATTTCATGAAAATCATAGCCGTGGATTTTGATGGAACGCTCAACAAGGAAGTGTGGCCGGAAATCGGAAGACCAGACACATATCTGTTCCAGTATCTCATAAACTGCCGGAAGCATGGCATAAAGGTGATCCTTAACACCATGAGAGAAGGAGAACTTCTGGATCGTGCGGTGGAGTTCTGCGAGGAAATGGGTCTGGAATTCGATGCGGTCAACGACAATCTGGAAGAGACGAAACAGATTTACGGAAACAATCCGAGAAAGATCTATGCGGATTGGTACATTGATGACAAGAATGCAATTTGCGGTTTAGGGCATAAACTGCCGGATTTAAAGAAATGGAGAATGATCGAATGAAAGCACAGGAAATCCAGGATATGTATATCGGACTTCGAAACATCGTATCGAAAAGAGTTCCAATCAAGATGTCGTTTATCATCAATCGAAATCTGAAAAAAATAGAAGAGGTCGTGAAAGACATTGACGAGAACCGCCAGAAGTTACTGGAAAAGTACGGCGAAAAGAAGGAAGACGGCACGTTGAATATTGACAAAAGCGGAAACGTGGCTGTCGAAAAAGCCAAGACAGTGAATTATCTGATGGAATTATCAGAGATCATGAATGCGGATATAGACATCACGCTCGACAAAGTAACGCTGTCCGACATTGAGAAATGCGATACCGCCGACTATGACAAGCTGTCCGTGGAAGAAGTGGGTGCACTGGAAAAGATGATGATCGAGGATAAACCGAATGAGCAGTAAATTTATCACGCCGTTTGGCGGCGTATGTGCGGCGTGTGGCAAAACTCTATACCTTGAAACGGAATGTGACGATGCCGGAGCTGTACGGTATTCCATCTGGTGCCCCACTAAGGAGTGTAGGAATCACGGTGGGGGATACTTTAAGACCGTGAGGGGTGCTACTAGGGACTACCAGAAACGACAGGGACTGGG